ATGGGGTGGAGTTAGATAGAAGGCTCTTAAAATCTAAAATGGTTAAACAGCTTGAAAAGCATATCTCTTCTATATCTAAAGATGAGCTAGAAGAGCTCGCTAGAGAAGATGGCGTTGAGCTTGACAAGAGATTAACTAAAGAAAAGCTTGTAGAGCAAGTTGCTGATATAAGCGATGAGCCTCAATTGAGCCCTAATGAGATAACTCTTCAAGAAAAGAGAGCTAAACTTTTAAATTTAAACTTCTAATTGATTAAATAATTACATGGCACTTGGAGATAACACAGCATTTTTTAACGAAACAACATTCCTATTAGGACCAACAAGCGTTGATAACGGTATTTCAGGTTTAGATATTACAGCAATTGGAGGTGGAGCAATTGACTCACCTGCAGCTAAAGTTCTATTTACCGCGAAGGGTACAATATTAGGTGAAACCTTGCATTTAGGAAATATTAAAGACCCAGCTAGAGGTTTACAATTTGAATTCAAATTCGCATCTAGATATATTAATGATATAGTTTCTATCATAACAGCAGATAGAGAAGCAATTCAAGTTACACTTCATGAAGATCTTTCAGCTGCTTCTATATCCACTTCACAGACATTTCAGTTAACAGCTAAAGGACCTAATTCAGTTGGTCCAACATTAAGAAGATTAAATCAACTAGGTTACGTTTAAGATTGAATAATATATTTTTTAATAAAGATGCTTCTGGAAACGGAAGCATCTTTTTTTATGGGAACAGTGATATAATAGTAGTATGATTATTGTTAACTGTAAGTTTAATAAGAACGCAAAGGAACTATTTAAGTCGGTTAATGTAAAGATTAAGGAACTGGAACGATTTACAAACTTTATATTAAATGAATATAAAGGAACAAGAAAGATCTGGAACTATGAATTGGTAATTAAAACTTTAGATTGCCATACATCAGGTTATTATTTTGAATGTAATGAAATGGAAATAGGAACTAAAACTACAAAACGTTCCATAGCTAAGAAAAAGGAATGGTATCTTAGTTCCTATTTTCATGAGTTATGCCATTTTGCTCAAGATAACTTATATAAGGTTAAAGAGTCTAAATTAGACTATTCAGAAGCTGATGTGGCAAATTGTACTAACAAATATTATAAAAACCCTATGGAAATACAAGCAAGAGAATTTGAAGATAAGTATACTAAAATCTATTTAGAATTATATTCTTAATCTGTTGGCCATAATCGAGCTTTCATATACTCGATATCTTTCTTTATTTCAGCAATATCAACTTCCATCTCTTTCATACTCTCTGTTATAATAACATCACCGTTTGAGGTTATCATATTGCTAATTAGCTTTTCAATTTTATCTACTAATGGTAATAATTCTCTTATTTCACTTTGATTTGTTTGAGCCATAAAACGTAGAGCTAGCATTTCAGTTTCTAAATTACCAATTTTTAAAAAAATAATTTCTTGATCCTTTTCATATACTTCTTGTGAAACATAATTACTATTCAACCATAAAGCAGCTAAAGCTCCTACTGCAGCCAGAAAAAAAGTAGCAAAATTAATATTTTCCAAAAAGGACCGAAATAAAGTAATAGGTTTATCCATTTTAATATATTTATTAAAATTACTTATATTAAATAATAATAATGAGTGATCAATTAAAAATTTTTAATTTATATGAAAGTAATCTAAACCAATCAGCAATTGGTAAAATGCAACAAAGAGATCCTAATAAAAATTTAAAATACAGACCTGGTGAAGCTTCACCAGGGCAGGGGTATGCTCGATATAATGTACCAACTACTAACAGTGCAAAAGTAAAAGGAGCTGCTTTTACATCTAATGGTATAAGTGGTGATGAAGAAATGGTAATTAAAGGTTTTGGTGTTATTGATAGCAGCCAAGCAGGTAAGTTGCTAGATAGTTTAAAAGGTGATATACATAAATTAATTGATAAAAATGTAACGGGTCCAGTACTTAAAAGTAAAATTGATTTATATAGCTCCATTATTAAGCAAATAAGTTGATTATTGCCTTTTATATACTATAATTAGTATGTGGGAGATATACTAAAACTAGACTGGGGTAATATAGATTTTTTAATTAATTGCTTAGCGGATCAAATACAACACAAACGTATAAAGTTTGATAGTATAATTGCTTTAGGTAGAGGGGGTCTTATACCAGGTGCAGCTCTTAGTTATAAACTAGGTATATCGGATCTACATAATTTAGGTATTAGTACAAGAAAAGATGATGGTAAATATATCGATACACTTATATATCAAAAACCTGAAAGTATTAATAAAAAAAATAAAATATTAGTTGTTGATGACATTAACGATAGTGGTCGTACATTTACCGCTGTAAAGTCAATATTATTATCGCAGTACGGTATTGATGGTGATAATATTTGTTTTGCTAGTTTAATAAAGAGGGATAGCACTGAATTTAAAGATTTTAATACTATTTCTGGTAATACTGTATATAGTACCAGTTGGTTACAGTTTCCTTGGGATAAATAATTAAGTGAAAGCTCGACCTTTTTATTTCGAAATTAAAGATATGTTAACGCAGTTTGTTGCTGCGTTTGATGAAATAGTTATAGGTCGATTTAATCGAGATAGAGAAGAACAAGATAGAATTAAAGCTCGATATGTATATGCTCCTAAACAGAGAGTCTTACACGATTTAATAAATGAAAATAAAACTTTAACATTACCGGTTGTATCGGTTAACGTTACTGGTATATCTAGAGATGTAAATAGAGTTTTTAATAAGCTTGATGGATTTTATTATCAAGGTAATGTTGGGGAAGAAAAAGTTTCAAGACGCATTAAAGCTCCAGTACCAGTAAACATTTCATTATCAGTTTCAGTGCTAACTAGATACCAAACTGATATGGATCAAATTATAAGTAATTTTGTACCGTTCTGTAATCCATATATAGTTATCTCGTGGAAAGTTCCAAAAGCTTTTAACTTAAGTGTCGAACAAGAAATTAGAAGTGAAGTATTATGGGCTGGTGATGTAAGTATGAATTACCCAACTGAGCTAAATTCGAATCAAAAAGCAAGAGTAACTGCTGATACTAGTTTTACTATTAAAGGTTGGTTATTTAAAGATACTGAAAATCCAGATGGTAATATATTCTTTATAGATAGTAATTTTCATAATGAAACTCAGTTAGAATATTATGATAACTATGAATCATTATCAGGTACGGATTACTCTTACCCTTTATCTTCTGGTTTAGTAAATAATATAGAGACAGTAACAATATCCGGTAGCCCAACTGTAACTGATATATTTTATGATAACGTAAAACTATTTGACACTTTAACTCTTACTGCCGGTACAACTGGTAATGTTACCGTTAATGGTTATGGTTTTGAAAAATTAGACAGTATATATTTAAGTAGTAATAAATTTGATAAATTATCAGCTGATGGTATTTACATTAACGATAATCTATCTTATTTTAATAATTTTACTAACAATGTTAGCTTTTCTGGGTTTAAAATATCATCTTATAATGTTTTCGGTGATAATGTTTTATCATTTAATTTACCCTTATTTTCTGCTTCTAATTCTTTAAGTGCTGATTTTACTTTTGTACTCTATAACTCAGCAGGTTATGATTTAACCACCAATACATTAGAGTCTCAAACCTTTAGTGGTAATAACACTTTATTAACCTTTACTTTTCCGTAAAATAAATTAAATAATAATAATGGCTGACCAAGAAAAAAGCAAATCCTCTGGGTTTTTAAAAAATCTAGTTAATAAACTCCCTTACCAGTCTGTAGACTTTAATAAAGTTTTAGGGGATTTAAATCCTAAGTATAATACTTTTGAAGAAACAGGTATGAGGAGGGTAGAAGCTTTAGCAAAAAATTCTATCTTTTATAATAATGATTTTAATAATACCGGAGCTGGTCAAGTAAGTGTTGATGGTAATTATAGTTCATTAGTGTATGCTAATGTAGAAGAAAATAAAGGCGGTAGAATGAGAGATTACCGTATAATGGCTGCTTTTTCCGAAATTAGTGATGCATTAGATGAAATATGTGATGAGTGTATAAGCAAAGACGAATCTGGTAATATCATTAATTTAATTTTTAGAAATACTGATATAGATGAAGAAAAACAGCAAAAAATAAAAGATGAATTTGAAAAATATATTGATTATTTTAACTTCGAAAAGAAAGGTTTTGAATATTTTAGACAATTATTAGTAGAAGGTGAGCTATATTTTGAGCATATTATACACCAAGGTTACACGGATGATGGTATTCTAGGTGCTGTTGCTTTACCTACTGATTTAATTGACCCGATATACGATAACATACAAAATATGATCATTAAAGGTTATATTTTACGTAAACCTATTTTTGATCCTAACAAACCTGAAAAAATAGAAAAATTTGATTTTATACCAATGGACGATAATCAGATATCGTATATTAATTCAGGTATATGGAATCAAGATAAGACTTTTAGATTACCATTTATTGAAAATGCAAGAAGATCTTACAGGCAATTATCATTAGTTGAGGATGCTATTGTTATATACCGGTTAGTAAGAGCTCCAGAACGTCTTGTATTCAACGTTGATGTCGGTAACATGGCACCGCCTAAAGCTGAAGCATATTTAAGAAAATTAATTCAAGAGTATTGGAGTAAGAAAACTTTTGATAGTAATCAATCCGGTCAGGTTCAAAAGTTTAACCCTCAAAGTATGCTTGATTCGTTCTGGTTTGCTAAAAGAGCAGGTTCAGAAGGTACATCAGTTACGCAACTGGCTGGGGGAGCTAATTTAGGTGAGTTAGCAGACTTAATGTATTTTGTTAACAAATTATATAAAGCATTAAAAGTACCTCTCAATAGACTGAGTCCTGATAGTCAATTTGCAGATGGTGAAAATATATTAAGAGAAGAATTAAAATTTGCTAAATTCATTATTAGAATGCAACAGCAATTTGCAGGGGGTCTAAAAAATGGATTTATAACTCACTTAAAATTAAAAGGCTTTTTTGAAGAATATGATCTTAAAGCTCCTAATTTACATTTAGAGTTTAACGTACCGACTAATTTCTATGAATTAAGAGAGAGTCAGAAGTTAGAACTTAAAGCTACAAACTTTAATTCATTAGCGTCTAATGAATTTGTTGCAGCAACTTATGCACAAAAACGCTATCTTGGTTGGAATGATGTTGACGTAAAAGCTAATAGAGAATTTTTACGTAAGGATGCTGAACTGCAATGGGAGTTACAACAAATAGGCGCTGGTGGTCCAAATTGGAGAG